CACGGACTTCTACGACATGCTGATCGCGCACCTGATCGAAGTGTCGGGCGTGATGCAGTGCGGTCCCACCGTCCTCAACACGGGCGGCGGCGAGACGCTGCAGGTGCCGAAGACGACAGCGCATTCGACCGCGGCCTCCGCGGCGCAGAACGCGTCGCTGCCGACCTCCGACCCTGCCTTCAGCATGCAGCCCCTGTCGGCCTACAAGTACGGCATCATGCTCCAGGTCGCCCGCGAGCTGATCGATGACACTGCCGTCGACCTGCTCGGCTACCTGGCCATGCAGGCCGGCCGGGCGCTCGGGAACTCGTTCGGGAACGACCTCGTGAACGGGTCCGGCGCCAACCAGCCGGCCGGCATCGTCACGGTCGCCACGACCGGCGTCACCGGGGCCGTGACCGGTGTCTCGGGCGCCCCGAGTTACGCGAACCTGGTGGACCTGGAGTACTCGGTCATCGCGCCCTACCGGCAGTCCCGCAGCTGCTACTGGCTGGCAGCGGACAAGACCATCGGCGGCTTCAGGAAGATCACGGACACCGTGGGCAGGCCCGTGTGGGAGCCCTCGGCCGTGCTCGGCAGCCCGGACCTGCTGCTCGGCAAGCCCCTCGTGGCCGATCCGTTCATGCCTGCCGTGGCCACCAGCGCCAAGGCGGTCGCCTTTGGTGACTTCAGCCAGTACTTCGTCCGCCTGGTCGGCGGGGTCCGGTTCGAGCGGTCGGACGACTTCGCGTTCGGCTCCGACCTGGTGACGTTCCGCGCGATCCTCCGCGGCGACGGCACCCTGGTCGACCGGACCGGGGCCATCAAGGTCTACGTGGGGGCGTCCACGTAGCCAGTCCGGTCCACGACAGGCCCCCTGGCCCGCGCCGCGCCGTGCACGCAGGCGCGGGCCGGGGGCTCCACCGCCAGACCGCAGTGATCAGGAAGGAACCCCATGCTCGTCACGATGCGCACCCAGATCTCGGGCACCCGCGACGGCGAGCGCTGGCCCCCGCCCGGGGAGACGATCGAGGTCCCCGACCCCGAGGGATTCGACCTGATCCGCGCCGATCTGGCCGAGCAGGCGGAACGGGCCGCACCCGGGCAGCTGCCCGGCCGGCCGCCTGTATCCGCCGAAGCGGCTGAGCACAGCGAGGCGGCGCAGTCTGAAGCCGAGGCCGCTGCCGCTCATGCCGAGGTCGCCAGCCAGGAGGCCGCGGAAGCCGCGGAAGCCGCGCGAGCCCCGGCAGGCGACGGCGCAGACACAGGCCAGGGAGAGCCTTCGGAAACCGCGGCAGCGGAGCCGGATGTGGCCGCTGCCGAGACGCCCGCTGCGGCTCCCGGGCCGTCTGCGCCCAAGCAGGCCTGGATCGACTACGCCGTCAACGTGCAGGGCGCCGACGTGCACGCGGCCAGCAGCATGACGAAAGCAGACCTGATGAGCCGTTACGGAGGACGCTTGTGAGCAAGGACGACAAGGAAGCCAAGCCTGCCGGGACCGCCGGGGACGGGCCGGACAGCGGCCCGCGGGCGCCTGACGTGGCTTCCGCGGAGGCATACGCGAAGGACGGCATCCTCGGGGCTCCCGGCTCTGAGGTGCCCGGCGCGAAGACCCCGGTCACCCCGGAGCCGGGCGGCGACGCCGATCCCCGGCCGCAGACCCAGGTTGAGGGCGAGCAGCTGTCTGCCGACGCCGATGCCGCTGATCCGCGGCTGCAGGGCTCCGGCTGGCTCCCGGGCCAGGCCGGAGCCGGGGAAGCCAAGGAAGACAAGGACGGGTGAGCAACAGCCGCAAGCTGCGCCTGTCCGCCGCCGCGAAGGCCAGCCTGCCGCGGTGCGGGACCTGCGGCGGCCGGATCGGCGCCCTGGACGACCGGATCGAGCTGCACGACGGGCGGCTGATCTGCATGCGCTGCCGGGACCGCGGCGTGCTGATCAAGCGGCTGCCCTGCGGCCATTACGGGACGCCCGGGACGATGGTCATCGCGGACAGCGCGGACATGTCCAATTTCCAGTGCATCCGCTGCTCACCGCACGCGAACCTGCCCCGGGGGTATCCTGGGACAGACGAAGTATCCGCTGCCCGCGGCCATGCTGGAGCCGGGCTCCATACCATTAGGAGCCCCTGATGGCCGACTACCCCGGCTACAGCAGCACCAAGCAGAACCCCGGTACCACCAAGGTGTCCGGCCACGGCGGCGGCGGGGACCCGACCCTGGAGCCCGGCCAGTACCCGCCCGGCAGCGACCACGGTATCTTCGGCGGCCCGCTCCCCGCCGGTACCGGCGCCCCCGGCACCCAGGGCGCGAGCGGCCTCCCGGACCCGACCAACCAGCCCGGCCAGCTCGAAGACGGCCTGACGGGCATCACCACCGCGGAGATCACCCAGACCGGCGCCCCCGGCACCCAGGGCACCACGGCTACCAGCGGCGGCGGCCCGGACTCGATCGCGTTCACCCGCCCTTCCGCGGGCATTACCCCCTACGAGACCCTGACCGTGGGCGACTCGGTGGGCGGCCCGGCCGACTGGACCCAGGCCAACGACGACGGCTACGGCTCCGGCGGCCCCAAGCTGCCCGGCATGCAGGAGCCGCAGGCCGGCAGCGGGAAGTTCCAGCCTGGCGGCGGCCGGGTGCTCCGCGGCGGGCGCGCGGTCCGCGGCTGAGTCATGGCTTACGCGTCCGGCACCGTGGAGGTCGGCGCGGACCCCGTGGTGGTCTGCGCCGTGCCGCCCGGCGGCGTGCGCATCCGGAACATCGGCGACGTGGACGTCTACGTCGGCGGCGCCGATGTCACCGCGGAAGGCTACCCGGTAGCGCCCGGCAGCAGCGAGGACTTTCCCGGCTCCCAGCCGAGGGAATCCGCGATCGTCCCGGCCCCGGACAGCGACATGGCCGCGCCGCAGCTGTACGCCCGCACCGCCGGGGGCAGCGGCAAGGTCGCGTACATCAGCGTGTAGGAGGCACCCGTGCAGGACCTGAGCAGCCTGGCCGAGGACTCACTCTGGGTCACGAGCCAGGAGGGCGGCAACATGATGAGCGGCCGGCCCGCCGCCATGTCCGCGCCTGGCAGCCCGCCCGTCACCCCGCTGCCCCCGACCAAGGACCAGGGCACGCCGAAGGTCACGATGTCCGGCCCGGAGATCAGCCCCGGCGACACCGGCAAGCCCGAGCCGAAGACCACCTGGAACCCGCCCAAGCCGTCCTGGGGCAAGCCCGCCATCCCGGACGTATCCCGCACGCCCGATCAGTAGCCAGCAGGAGGAAGTCATGCCACGAGTCCCGTCCGGGGTCACCTCCACGCCCGAGGTTCCCGGCCAGCCCTGGGACGCCACGTCATCCGGCTCGGCCGGCAAGTGGCAGTCCGTGGACTCCAACTCCGGCCCCGCCAGCTTCGAGTCCGGTGCGTGCACCGGGGACTTCGAGTCCGGCGAGGCCGGCTGGGAGCAGACGTGAGCGATATCGCCAGGGTGTACGCGCCCGGCCAGGAGCCCGCTAAGGGCGGCCAGTCCGGCGGCCAGCCCGAGCAGCCCGGCAAGGAAAAAGCCCACGGCGGCAACAGCAGCCTCGCGCACGACTACAAGGACGACAGGACCAAGTAGATGGGCGCCCTGGCTTCCGCGAACATCACCGCCAGCGCGGCCGGCAACGGCATCCTCGTGCTGATCGCGTGCATCCTGTTCTTCGTCGCGGCTGGCGTCGCCTGGTTCATCACCCCCCGTGCTATCTGGGCCACGCTGGCTGCGGTCGGGCTTGCGGTTTATATGCTCGCGCTGCTCATCGGTCCCTAGCCATGACCATCCCGGAGGCCGCCAGGTCCATCGGCCAGGTCGCCTACGAGGCTTACAGCGAGCGCTCGGACGGCATGTCCCTGGTCTCCGGCGAGCAGCTGCCCGGTTGGGATGACCTGAGCCCGGTGATCGCCGAGGCCTGGGAAGCCGCCGCGGCGGCCGTCGCGCAGATCGTGCTGGCCGGCCGCGGGGATGCCGGCCCCGAGCAGCGGTAGCCTCGCTACACTAGTTCTCATGAGACAGTTTCTGGCAGCTGCGGCCCTCGCCCTGCTTACCGCCGCCGGGTGCGCGTCATCCGGCGGTACCGTCACCGGGCAGCCCGCCAGCCATGCGCAGGTAGCGCCGCCGTCAGCGACCCCGCCGTCTGCCAGCTCGCAGCCAGCCATGCCGCATAGTGCCAGGTACCCGGCTGACTGGACGCTGCCGGACCGGAAGCTGAGCCCCGGCGCGATCCAGCCCGGCTACACGATCAGGGACATCTGCCCGCACGTCAATCCGGCCCTGGAGGCCATGCGGCCGTCCACCGCGGAGAAGGCCGCGGTCTACCGGGCGTACGGGATCGGCAGCCACCCGGCCGGCAAGTACGAGATCGACCACATCATCCCGATCGAGCTGCTGGGCCAGGCCGGGATCGACCTGTCCGACCCCACCCGGAACCTGTACCCGGAGCTGAACGACACGCCCGACCCGGTGATGATGGCCAAGTACGGTCTCAGCCCCGCGTTCGTGCACAACAGCAAGGACATCCTGGAGGACGTCCTGCACGAGAAGGTCTGCGCCGGGACCGTCCCGCTCACGACTGCGCAGCGCGCCATCGCCGCGGACTGGCGCAAGGCCTACGTGACCTATGTCGGGCCGCCCCCGGG